TTGACCGAACTTGATGCCTTCTTCAACCTTGCCCATTCGGACATCATCAAGTTTACCGAACACATCGGCATAAGATATTTTTGACATAGTGTTTCAAGAGTTAAAAAGGGAGCGCAATGCGCCCCCTAATATAGTTAATATCTTAGATTAACTTTGTTTCTGCTTCTGTAATTATAAATGTCTTCCAATAATGTTAAATACTGTTCTACATTTACACACGGTACAAGTGCCGTTGGTTGTTGTGCAATTTTACTTATTAGTTGACTAAATTCAAACTCACTATTATTGTAAAGTTTTACTAATGCTCTTACAAAAATTTGAGTTAAGGCACGGTCATTATAGTTTTTTATAATGTTAACCCAATCAGCAACAATATCACCTCTTTTTTTATACTCAACTTTAAAAGTTCCATTTTTTACTGATTTAGCTTTATGTCCACTATCATTAGATAATAAAGCTAATGATGCAGATAATCCAATATCATTACGCTCCATAAAATCTAATAAATAAATATATTCTTTATTACCCAACTCAGCATAACCATCTATAAAATCACGCATTGACCAATTCTTTGAATTTTCATTTAATCTATGTACTTCACTTAGACCATATCCATCGCAAACAATATATCGCACAGGTAAATTAAGTTCACTACTCACTTGTAGCCTATGTTGACCATCAATTACTTGATACTTCTCATTAACAATAATTGGAGATATTAGTAATTGTTCCTCCATTGATTTTTTCAATCTACTTAAATGGAGTTGATTTTTAGGGCGATTACCGCCAATAGTTGAGAACATTTCATAGTTCTTCGTTTCTTTAACTTGCATTAGCATTGGTTTTTAGAAATTAATAAATAAAAAAAGAGAGAGGGCAATGCCCCCTCACATAAGTATCTTTTTAGAATGGCAAACCTTCAGCCTCCACAGGTTGTGGTTGTGCTTTTGGTTGGGCTTCCTGCCTTCCTGCAAAGTGTTGCTCTTGAGATGTTTGAAGCTCCGCTTTCTTCATCACCCAATCAGCAAAGGTCTGTGCATTCGCAATAACTTGTTGAGGTGTACCACCTAACTCTGCTGCTGCTTTTAATGCCGTTTGTCTAACAATTATCTCATCCTTTGATGAATGAGTAGTCTTACCAGATGTGTTAGAAGATGGTGTTACATTTGCGTACTGAGGGTTTACAGGCTTAACCGTATAGTAGGTTTTGCCTTGATACTCTCTACCAATGTATTCGTAAGTAGCCTCTTGACCTACTACAAACTTTGTTTGATGCTCGGACTTGGAATTGTACTTCCCATTGTCTCCGTTCTCAAATGTTACATAGAACCCATAGAGAGTTCCGTACTGCCCTTCGTAGGGCTGACCTGCGGACTTGATGTCCTTAACGACTGATGCTTTAGTCATATCTATTTAATTTAGTTAATAGTTCAAAGTTAATAAAAATGTTTGTTACTCAAACAAGGGATGTAGTTTATTTGCAATCGCTTGTACTACATCAACGGTGACTGCGTTACCGCATTGCTTATAGCGTTGGGTGTTGCTCATCTTCTTAACCTCCCCATCGTAGTTACCGTACTCGGTATGGTTATCGGGAAAGCCTTGTAACCTCTCGCACTCTATTGGAGTAAGTCTTCTTATGCGGTAGGAGGTTTCTATTACAGGTTGACCACTACCATCTTCTCTTGCTCTTGCAGGTATAGTAGGACAATTACCTCCTTTTACTTCTCTAAATCCTTGACCATCTTTGTGAGTTCTCCAAGTACCTACCTTAACATCTTGTACAAATTGGTCAGTATTACCACCTCCACCACTTGATGAGTGTATTGTTCCTGCCTCATCTTTTAGGTGTCTATCCGTTACCTTGCCTTTTGCATCTCTTGTATAGCCTATTATTTTAGGTCTACCATCATATACTGCACTTGCATTGTGATGTGGCTCTACTAAGCAAGGAGAAATATCTTGCACCTTACGATTGTGTAAGTCCATCATACGAGCTTCACCTTCTTTAAATGCATTAGGATTCTGCTCAATAGTCTCATTTACTTTTTTGTAAGTGTAGTTAGATTTTACCTGTATGTAAGTTTGGTCACGAGCCATCTTAGCAGTACCGCTACTTATTGTTCTTGATGTTTCACTTGAAAACTGCTTTTCTTCACACCCTGCTTTGAATGACTTGATTCCTGTAAATGATTTATCATCTTCTCCGAGAGGAAAAACTCCTCGCCAATCTCCTCTGGTTTCTGCAAGATATCCGACAAGGTAAATCCGCTCTCTGTTTTGGGGTAAAAACCAACTTGTATTACACAATTGCCATTCACATCTATAACCCCCAATGTTGGCAAAGGCTTGGATAATTGCCCAAAAGTCTGCGCCATCATTTGAGGAGAATGTTCCTTTAACATTTTCCCAGATAAATACACGAGGTCTGCACTCGTGAACGAGTCTAATTGCTTCCGTGATAAGAGAACTTCTTTCTCCTTCCATCCCTTTTCTTTTTCCAGCCAATGAGAAATCTTGGCAAGGACTTCCGAAAGTGATGAGGTCAATTCTTGGGAGGTCTTCTCCCCGAACATCTGTAACTGAGCCGACATAGGTGCTATCTTTAAATTGGTTCTTATATACTGCTACTGCGTGTTTATCAACTTCGCTAAAGTAGCTATTGACTTTATACCCTGCTCTCTCAAATCCAAGATGAAAACCTCCGATACCTGAGAACAAGTCTAATTGATTAATCTCTTGCAAATGCATCTCTTAGTCTAACTTCAACTTCACAATAATTCTTTTCAACCGTAGAGTCAAAAACGATAGTGAGCTTGTTATAATGTTTAGGAGAGTCATCAGCAATCCATTCGTTAGCAACGAGAGTATCAGCAACGAATTTTGAAACAAGTACATTGTTGTCCACATCGGTACGAGCATTGTACCTAATAAAGATAGACATACCCTTTGCAATATGGTGGTCGTAACGAGCCAATTCTTTTTCAATGATTTTCTTATACTCATCTTTCTTCTTTTTTCTAAATGTCCAATGCTTACCTGCGTATAGCGTATTAAGACTTACGGTCTTCGGTAGTTTCAGGTGTAGGGTTAAAAGTTTCTTCATACTGCAATTCTATTTCTAAGTGATGTATCGCTTTACGCAAGTCTTGAGCTTTAGGATTGTTAGGTTTCTTACCTGCTCTAAGTAGGTAGGCGATAGCTACACCAATGTTATACGAATCTCTTGCAAAGTCCATACACACATCAAAGGCTTCAATGCCTTTATACTTTCCGTGATAATAAGGAGGTGTCAATTTCTTGTTGGTGGTACTTGGCGAGTCTTGACTCACTTCTTGCTCCCCAGACCTTTCGGTCATCGTAGAATCCAAAGTGTAGGTAAAAGTGGTCTTGCTTGGTGATTTCGTTGATTTCATATGTTTCTGGATACTCGGATACACTATATCTCGGTTTGTGTTTCATTAAGGGCTTTCTTGTAAGCGTTAAACATTGCTAAGACACTATCAGCATCTATCTCCCTACGAGAGAAGTCTCTAATGATGAAGTTCTTTAAATGATTGAGTTCTGTCTCAAGAGCTTCAACTCTTGCTTCACACAGGTCTAAGTATTGGTCTTTGAATGATGACATAGGATTAATTGTTATTGGATTCGTAAGTACGCACTATGGTTTCTAATGCTTTTGGTTTAAGGTTGTCGCATAACCACTCTATAAGTTCTTGAGGGTTTTCTGCTGATGTTGATAACCATTGAGCATACCACTCAAATATCTCCTGTAGTTGTTCTGGTGTTTTATCCACTTTGTAAATGTTTTGATTTGATACGAATGTACACAAAATTATTTACACTATACATTTAGGTGATATTTTTTTATTCTTTGTCTCTTAGATATACCACCCCTTACTATGCAACTCTATTTAGAGGGCATATTGTTAAAGCAATAGGATATAAGTCAACTCTTCAAAATAGAGATATAGATACAACTATAACAGGAGGGGTCTACAAACCCCTCTCTCTAAATTTAAGCATATAAGATACTAAACCCGTAGTAGTTCTCTTATAGCAACCTTATATCGTAACTGACCTCCTAATCGTAGTTTTTGCATACTTCGGAGTGAGCGTTGTCGGGGTGGAAGGACATTGCGCTTAACATCAACTTACTTTACTTGGTAGGGTTTAAAGCCCTTTCGTTTGAGGATGTTGTTACATTTAGATGTAGGAGTCAAACTGGTATAAACTCTCCTGTTATGTCAAAAAAAAAGACCTCAAAGGTAAATGTCCGTGACTCCATTCTCCTAATCGGTCTTATCTCTTATGCTTACTGACTAAAGTCACGAGGGTCAGCTTCGCTTTATGTATAAAGGTTAACCCTTTTACTATCTTTTTGTTAGGTCAAATGTAAAGATTTAACCTCTTTGTTTACTATTTAATTATTAACAAACTACTTAACCTTACCTCTCTTATCTAAAGAGCGTACTGCAAAGTAACCTCCTACAACCGTTACACTTAACATATTCCATAGTTGTATCCAAGCACTATCAACTTCTACCCAACCAAGACCATCAAAGAAGGTCATAATAACCAGAAAGGCTACCACTACAATTAGGGTTAATGGTCGTACATTTTTAGAGAGCCAACTATCACTCCCCATATCAGCTTTCCACCTTGAACTTATCTCGGCTTCAATAGAGGCTCTTACACGCTCTTTCTCTTCGGGAGTGGATACATACCTATCCACAACATTAGAAACGGCTTCTATCGTGTCCTGTGCGCCTTTTCCGAGCAGTTTTGTTATTAGTGGGTTCATTACAATCTTTTTTACAAGTACATTCCTTTGGTTCAATACTGCACCACTTAACTACCACAGGCTTCGCAGTCTTCAGGGTTGTCAATGTTGCAAGTAGGTTGTTGAGTGTCTGTAAGGTCTTGGATAAAGCTATCTAAGCTATCGTTGTCGTGGGTGATGTTCATTTAGTTTTCTTTATTCATTAGATACCATCTCTGGGCAGTATATCCGATTGAGGCAATTAACAAAACAATTTTTAAGGTCGCTTCTATATTACTAAAGGATATTGCCATCGTAGAGACATTCATCAAATATACTTTTAAATCGGTAGTATTCATTTTACTTACAATTATAATTCCGTTTGTACATCAAATGATGGACAAGCCTTACTGCTAAATTCATTATGACCGTGAATAGTAACACCCTCGTAAGTATCCGTAAGAGATAGTAAGAGCTTTTGCATTGCTATCTTTTGTGCAGCAGTTCTTGTGTCTTTAGGCTTCATATCCTCATCAACACCTCCTACATAACAAACACCAATACTATTAGCGTTATGTCCTTTGCAATGCGCTCCTGCTCTCTCTACAGGTCTACCCTCTTGGATAGTACCGTTAATCAAAATCACATAATGATAACCGATATCACTCCACCCTCGTTTGATATGCCATTGGCGTATAGTATCTAAGGATACATCTCTACCTTCTGGAGTTGCAGAGCAATGAATAATAACCTTATTGATGTGTCTCATTTATGCTATTCATTAAGCTACTATCTCAATGTTGCCCTCACCATAGACTTCTTCTAAGGCTTCTTTAACGGCATCAAGAAATAGGTATTCAGCAGTCTTATTTTTATAGTGGTCTACCGATAAATGTAAGTCACTAAAGATTGGGTTAAAGTCAGCCACGCCACTAACAGGCGAAAGCTCGTTATTATAAGCCTCTTCACTTGCATAAAGGAAGGTAGCTACTTGAGCAGGTATTACTCCCTCGTTCTCGCTTTTTACATCTGCGTAACCTTCTGCAATAGTTACTACACTACCGCTTGGAATTGTTAAACCGCTTGAAAGGTTAACCGATGAATTGATTTTTATATACATATTTTCTATTGATTAAAATAAGTTATTCCAAGAACTACCATCGTAACATTGTAATTTGTTTGTTGATGTGTTGTAAATTATTAAAGCACTTACAGGTTCTTCTATTGCTTCCACTTGTGTTGTGGTCATTCTTGGTGGTAGGAACCCTTGAGTAGTAGAGTCTATTTGTAATTTAGCAGATGCTTCACCACTTTGAATATCACCCACCAACATTTGCCCATCATCTTTAATAGATAAAGAATCTGTTCCCGATGAATTTTCAATTAATAGCGCAGTAGTTGAAGATGTTGCTCCGCTTCCTCTTATGGTCATTAAAGTGTTTGCAGTCTCTGGAGGTAAAGCACCTGCACCAAAAGAAAAACCTGTATTGAACTGCCTAAAATTTGAACCGCTATAATTGGATTGGGTTTGCCAATTATGAGATGCGTTG